GCTCGAGCATTTCAACAAATCCAACGCGCTGGGCTGGGCGCTGACGATGGGTCTATTCGCCCAACCCGTGGTTTATTCGGACAAGCAGTTCAACCAGATTGTCGGAGAGTCTTACTATATTCAACTCGCTCCGGGAGACCGCTTCGGATGGACGGAGCCTGCGGGCAACGTCTTCCAAATCGCCAGCGATAATCTGCTGCGTCTCCAACAAGAGATATATCGTGTGTGTTATCTGTCGCAGGCGGGTGGTGAGATCGCCGGAAGCGGAGTGCAATCCGGTTTGAGCAAGCAGCGAGACTTCTCGATCACACAAGAAGTTCTTCGTTCGTATGGCGACATTATCAAAGACACGGTAAAGCGTATTCTACGTTGGATTGCGGAAGCGCGTGAAGACTCCGTGCGGATCGACGTCTCCGGGTTGGATGAATTCGACATAGGCGATTTCAGTTCCGAGATCTCGGACGCGCAACAGTTGCTCGATATCGGAATACAATCTGCGACGCTTCGCAAGCAGATCTACAAGAAACTCGCGCTGAAATACCTTTGCGATGTGCGTCAAGACATCAAAGATCAAATTGTGCGCGAGATCGACGCACAGAACTGAACGGAAGAAGAATCCAAGGGAGGTTTATGGAAGAAGAACGAACTACGACCGCCGCAAACGAAGGGCAGGGCGAACTGCGTTCCGTGATCCGGAGCGTAATCGACGAGTTTATGCGCGCGGAGCAAGTCAGATCGGAACCGGCGTACAAGACGGAGTTAGTGGAAGAGCGCCGGCGCCGGGAACAGTTAGAACAACGGGTAAACGAATTAGCCGGCGAGAACAAACTCAACAAGCAGATCGCGGAGGAAGCCGAGAAACAAGCGGCTGTGCGGGCCGAGTTACAACGGCTAGGCGTCGCGAAGATCGATCTGGCCTTTCGCGCGGTGCGGGGGGAAATTCGCAGAAAGGACGACGGCCGGTTAATGGCCACGGCGGACCAGGGCGAAATGCCTTTGCGCGAATACCTGGCGCAATTCATTAACGAGAATCCGGAACTGCTGCCGGCGCGGATAGCCGGTGGGTCCGGAATGGAACCGGTGCAAAAAGCGGCCCCGGCGGAACGCGGGATCGATCTGGACAAGATTAGACCGGGCATGGATCCGGAGGAGTTGGATCGGGTGCGGAAAGAGATCTCGCGCGTTGCCGCGCAAACCTTACGCGGCATTTAACACATCAGCGAGAGAGCCTGGGCTCTCCGAGGCTGAACGAACAGAAAGAGGAAAGGAAAACAGATGCCAACAATTACATCGGCAAATGTCGCAAATGCGATCGTTAAACTCGTTGCCGTGGATGCGCTGCCGGCGCTCTTGGGAAACTTAGTGATGGGCAACCTTGTGAATCGCGACTACGAGCCAATTCTGGCGCAGGCTGGCGACACGGTCAACGTGCCGATCCCGCCCACGTTGGTTGCGAATAATATCGCGGAGGGCGGAACGGTACAAACGCAGAATCCCAGTCTGGGGAATGCGCAGATCGTTTTGAACACTCACGCGGAGGCGACGTTCCAAATTCCGGATGTCACGAAAGTGCTTGCGGTGCCCGATCTACTGAAGCTGTATATGCAGCCAGCGGTAATCGCGTTGGGGCAGAGCATCGAGTTAGAACTCCTGAACCTGTATGCGCAATTCACAGCCAACGGATCGGTGGGGACTCCCGGGACACCTATCACAGAGGCAGTAATCGACCAGGCGGAAAGCACGTTGTTCCAAGCTATGGTGCCGCCTAGTGCGAATAAGTACTTGGTGGTCAATTCCGCAACATACTCGGCACTGCGGCAAATTCCCCGTTTCAGCGAGTTCTACAGCGCTGGCGACGCCGGTTTGCGGGCGTTGATCGATGGCAGCGTCGGAAAGATGAAAGACTTTTATATCTTCCGATCGCAGTTTGTGTCGGTAACAGGGAGCGCACCAGCCACCACGCATAACCTGGCATTCACTAAAGACGCGATCGGTTTAGTAGTACGGCGTCTGCCACAGCCGCTTCCCGGTACCGGGGCCATCGCGGAATACGCGGAAGTCGGTAACTTCGGAATGCGCGTAATCATGAGTTACCAGCCGAACACACTGGCACAGCAGTTCACCGTGGACGTGTTATACGGGACCGGCGTACTGCGCAATAACTTCGCGGTCCAGGTAAACAGCTAATCATCGGTACTGCGAGCCTGAGGAGGACCGGCACGAAGCCGGGGCAACGTCCGGTTCTTCTCAGCTAAGGATTCGAAAGGGGCAAATATGGACTTAAGAGCATTCTTTCAGAAAATTCGGACTATCGCTGCGACAATTCCAGGAAAAGATACTGTGGTTGCGAGTTTAGAGACAACGGACGGAGGGCGCGCGGGCGAGTTAGTAGAGGTCGCGCGGGACGTGGCGGCGAAGCTAATCGCGCAGGGTAAGGCCCGATTAGCAAGCTCGGACGAGGCGGCGCAGCTCAAGGCAGCCGCGATCTCGGCTCTCAAAGCGGCAGCAGACGCCGGCGAGAGAGAGCTGGTGCAGCTCAACGTTCTGCCACAAGCCGACTTAGAGCTGCTTCGGAGCGTCCTTCAGAAGAAGTAGACACGATTACGAACATGGCCTTGTTAACGGATGGACTTCTTAACACCAGCGGCGCGCTCCAGCAATACGAGAATGCAATTCTCGGGGTTGCTGCGACTGAGGAGATTGATGTTACAGCGAAGGCGTCGCTCGCACAGGAGGAGATCGCGACCCACCTGCACTTGTTTCTGGATCGAAGCGCGCTCCACAGCAGAGAGTTCCTGGTTCGACGCCACGTGGACGTCAGGGACATCGTAGTCACCAGGCCGCTAAAAAGATGGCACGCTTATAGGACGCTGGCGATGATTTATCGGGACGCTTATAACAATCAGCTCAACGACAGATATCAAGGCAAATGGACCGAATACGAAACGCTGGCAGCCGGGGCCGAGCAAGTCTTTTATCGCGCAGGAGCGGGTATCGTTCAGAATCCGGTGCCAAGAGCGAGTGAGCCGTTGTTGACAACGATTCCGCTTGGTGTCAGCGGGATTAGTTACTACGTTCGTATTTCCTGGATCAATGCCTTTAGACAGGAAGGGTGCGCGAGCGAGATACAACAGGCGACCACCAGCGACGGGTCGGCAATGGTTGTCGCGTCCGCAGAGGGGCCGGAGGGGATCGATTCCTGGAACGTCTACGCCGGTAGTGGTCCCGAAAGCGTTCAGCTACAAAATGCGACACCCATACCGATTGCCGGCACCTGGATATTACCTCCAAACGGACTCATTTCAGGGAAGGCTCCCGGCGACGGTCAGACCCCGGAGTGGTGGATCGTCGACCGGCACGTTTTGCCGCGAGGTTAAATTATGTGCCAAATATCGAATGTCGTGGGAGTGGTGGCTGGGCTGCTTACCGGAGCAGGCGGCCTGCAGGCGAACATAGACACGTTAGCCGCCGCGGAGTCGCTTCCGGACATCAGCGTCGGAAGCGAACAAGTGATCGCCCAAAACCTGCCCGCAGACATCGCGGAGCGCAATACTCCGGGTAAGTATCCGTGTGTTCTCGTTTACTTCGATGAAGTGGACAATCGGCTTCGCGAAAAATCACGGACCTTTTCCGGAACGGCGGGAATGGCCATAGAGGCGCGCGTATCGAGCGACCGGGTGGGAGATCTGGATGCGCAACTTAACGTGCTGGTGGATGCGGTTACCAGCACACTCGACCAGAACCGCGGAGACTGGGGCGACGGCATTTTCTTCGGCGGAGAATACAAGATTTCGTTTGCCGCGGTAAAACACGGCGGTAAGAACTTCATCCAGACGGCCAAGGTGACGTTCACTTTGGATGTCAGCAGGAACTGAGCAGGCGTAAAACAGAATGGCTTACATTTCATCAAACGAGAATCGTTTTTATGTCGCGCTGGAGCAGAGCTACGGTTTAGTCAGCGCGAGCGGCGCGTTTAACAGAATTCCCGCCATTAAGCTCACCGCACGCCAGCAGCGTGAGCGGGTGGACCGAAAGGACAAGACCGGTTCGCGAACATTCGTGGGCTACGCGCCAGGCGGCAGGCTGGCGACCACGGTCGAAATCAGCACTTACATGCGGAACTGGGCGGATCAGACAAAAGAGCCGGGTTATGGGCCTCTCTTCCAGGCGTGCATGGGGCTGCCAGCCGCAATTACAAATTCATTGAACATTAGCTCGGTTACCGGTACGAATCAACTGGCTTTCGCGACACCGCACGGGTTGACTGCGGGACAGGGCGTGGCGTACGGAAGCGAACTCCGGTTTGTCACGGCAATCGTCAATAGCCAGACAATTCAGATCAATGCTCCATTCACAGTTACTCCTTCTAGTGGCGCGTCAATGGGCATTTCCGCTACGTACTCTCTCGATACGGAACTAAATAGCGTGACGATCCTGGATTGCTGGAGTCCGACGTCGGCAGTGCAGCGGTTTATTTACGGGGTTGCGATCGATCAGCTTCAGTTACAGGTGAACGCAGACTTTTATGAATTTCAGTTCGCGGGGGCCGCTTGCGACGTTGCCGATACGACGAGCTTTCAGCCAGGGCAGGGAGGACTAACGGCGTTCCCGGCGGAACCGAGTTCCAGCGGTTTCGAGTACTCGATCGTTCCCGGACATTTGGGAGAGGTGTGGCTAGGCAGCGCGCCGAATCAGTTCTTCACGCTTACGTCCGCGACGGTCACGTTGGACAACGATCTGGTCCTGCGCGATAAGGAATTCGGAGCGGCTCTCGCGCGGGGGATTTGCCCGGGTATAAGAAACGTAACAGTGAACTTCAGCTTGTACCAGCAGGACGACTCACAGACTCAAGCACTGTACCAGGCGGCGCGTCAACAAGCGCCGACAAGTGTGATGCTTCAGATGGGTCAGCAGGCCGGCCAACTTACTGGTGTCTATTTGAAAAATGTAATGCTCGAGACGCCGGAGTTCGACGACTCCCAGACGCGTCAGCAATGGACATTCAAGAGTTGCCGGGCACAGGGGGTAACGGACGATGAAATTTCTATCGCATTTGGATGACGACGCCAGTCGAACGGTGAACTACGAGAGTACGATTACCATAACATCGTGCGTCGTAGCTGGCGCGGCGTTCACAATCCAACGCATATCGCTGGGGCGCCGCATGCAACTCGCGCGGCGGGTCCTCGAGTTAAGCAGACAAATGGAGTTTCGCGAAGCGGGCGCCGGCGTCGAAGACAAGATCCAAGCCAACATTCTTAGTTTTGAGATCGACCGGTTATATCTGCAATGGGGTTTAGTAACGCTCGGCGGTTTGACAATCGACGGTGTGGATGCGACGGCCGAGTCACTGGCGGAAAAAGGTCCGGAGGACCTCGTCCGAGAGATTGTCGACGCTGTAAAACAACAGTGCGGGTTGAGCGAAGGCGAACGAAAAAACTAATCGCCGCCTTCCATTTTCAATTTGCAAACCAGGCGGCATGGAAGTGCGGCGATTGTAGAAAGAACGGCCTGGAGATGGCGCGGCGATGTGGATGGCTTGGACCACATAAAGGAAAAGCGCGCCTGGTGTGGGCGAGGCGCAACGTCGCGATCGATAGCTGCCCCGTGTCGTATGTGACGGCGGAGAGCCTGGTGCTTATTCAGGAATTCGTAGCATGGCGACAGTCCGTGGGCGTCGATTTGCTTTCACTTCCGGCCCGGACCGCGGAGGCATTCTGCATTTTAAGCAACGAACTCAAATCGGAGATCAAGAATGAACATCAGCGAGCTTGAGAGACGACTTCTGGCCGCGCTTCCGGCGAGGGAAGGGCGGCAAAGGCGGACAAACATACCGAGCTTGCCGGCAGTTTACGGGTTTGATAGCGTTCCTGCGTCCGCGGCGGGGGGCAGCGGGGAAGGCTCGAGCACCGCGGGTGCGGCATTGCAGTCGACGCTCAAAGAGGCGGCGGGTACGGCTTCGCAGTCGAACCAACAACTCTCAGACCTGGAGGCGCTTCAGCGGCAGCTGCTGGAGAGCACCGGGGAAAGCATTGGCGGGCTAAATTCAACACCGGCAAGTGGTAGCGGTTCGAGCGCTTTGTCGAGTGTGGGCGGCCTCTTGGGTAGCTTGCTCGGACAAGGGTCGATTCTGTCGCCGATCCTAAGCGGCATCATGAGTCTGTTCGGTGGCGGATCATCCACCTCGACGGCTTTGAGCGCATTCGAAATGCCTTCGTCAGTCAATGTTGAGACCGCCATTAACCAACCTGTCACTGGGATCGGACAAGGTCAGGCTTCCGGGCAGACCGGCGGGGGGCAAACGAGCGCTGCTTCGCAGCAAGCGATCCAAGTTCAGGTGAGCGCAATGGATTCACAATCATTTTTGGACCACAGCAGCGATATTGCCAATGCAGTGCGGCGCGCATTGTTAGATTCGCATCCGCTGAGCGACGTGATCGCGGAGTTATGAGATGGGTAGCTTTCCAACTTTAAAGACCGGCGCTATAATGCAGTATCCCGCAAGCCGTGTCACGCAGTTTTCGTCCGATGTCGTTCAGTTTCTGGACGGAACGGAGCAACGGTTTTACATTTTCCCACAGCCGTATCATTCATGGATCGTGAAGCTCGCGAATCTCGATGAAACCGAGCTGCAGAGTATTCGGAATTTCATTCAGGACATGAACGGGGCGGTTGGCATCTTTACCTTCACCGATCCATGGGATGGCACCACTTATCCGAATTGTAGCCTGCAAGGGACTGAATGGACGGATTCAATCGAGGGCCCCGTTCAGAGTACTACGAGTCTTACGATTAGGGAGCTTCCAGCATGAGCACGATGTATTTCCCTCAGCTTGCCAACGGGAATATCGCTCAATATCCGGTGACAAGGACGTGGCTGAGAACGGCTACTATCAATAATCTGCCGGACGGGAGTGTCATCGTCCTGGCCAGTGTCACGCCCGCCAGGATGTCCTGGACACTCAGCTACAGTGGCCTGTCGCAAGCCGAGTGGAGCGCGATCAAGGGACTGTTTGAAGGGGTCCAAGGACAATTTGGGAATTTCACTTTCGTCGATCCCGCAGACAATCTTCTCAGTTGGAGCGAGAATCTCGCAATGCCTGTGTGGACCCCGGACCCACTTCTCCAGGTCGCGACCAGCGCTCCCGATCCGAATGGCGGAACGAACGCCGTGACATTAACAAACGGGGCCCAAGCATCGCAAGGTATCGTGCAGCAGACGGCTGGACCGGGCTGGTTTGAATATACATTCAGCATTTATCTGCGATCCGATACTCCTTGTTCGGTGACTCTTATTCGTGCAGGCGGTGCGACTCAGGCCCAGGTTGCCGTAGCAGTTGGCGAGACCTGGACACGCGTGCAGTCCTCGGGCGCGTTGGTGACGCAAGGAAACGGCTTCGAATGTGGACTGGAACTCGATCCCGGAGTCACCGTATATGCGTATGGCGCACAACTTGAGGCACAACCGGACGCCGGTGCCTATAAGACAAAGACCACTGTCAGTGGTGTTTATCCTAGTGCCCGCTTTGACCAGGACATCCTGGTAAATACGTCCGATGCATGGGGGCAGTTTGCGACTTCGCTGAAGATAACGAGCGCGGTTTCATGAGGTGAGACATGGCGGTAATTGCCGACGTAAAAGAGTTGGAATGTCCGGACACACCACTGTTCCTGTTCACGTGCACGCTGGTATCCGGCGACGTGTTCAATTGGAGTTCGCATCACGTTACGGTGGCTGGGACTGAGTATGAAGCGCGGGTTCTGCGGCACAATCTATTCGAGATGACGTCTTCGCCGGCGGCTGCCACCGACGGAGTCTCGAAGATCTCAGTCACTCTCGCGAATGCAGATGCGGTTCTTGCGCCGATCGAAAGGACCATCGGTTGGAAAGGCGCGAAACTCACTGTCACGTTTCTATTTTTTAGTCTGGCGGATGCAACCCCGGCGTCCGACACACGCGTTGTGTTTCGGGGAATCGCGAACGCCCCCGACAATTCGACGGAGGCAGGGCTCAGGCTGACGTTTAACAACCGGCTCAACATGCAACGCCTCTATCTTCCGGAGACGCAGGTTCAAAAACTCTGTCCGTGGACGTTCCCCACCGACGCCCCAAGCCGGAGCGAAGCTCTTACCGGGACATTGTGGGGCAAGTTCTCGGCGATGTACCGGTGCGGGTATTCGCCGGATGTGGCGAATGGAGTAGGCGATCTGAATGGCGCGGTCCCTTTCACTACATGCGACCTGTCGCGCGCGCAGTGCGTACAGCGCGGCATGTTTACCTCTGACGCCCATCAAAACCAGACTGCCCGTTTTGGCGGAATTGAGTTTCTGCCGCCCTCGATAATTGTCCGTAGTTATCGTGAAAAAGGCACGCACATTTCCACGCCTATCGATAATCAGGCCAGTTACGACGATCCCGTTCCGCTCGTCTACGGGACTGGTTGGTACGAGCCGTCCATCGTTTTCGCGAGGAATGACGGAAATCTAACTCGCATGGAAGTGTTGCTTGGAGCCGGTGAAATCGACAGTGTTCTGACGGTAGTGGTGAACGACATCGAAATCCCAGCCGGTGTGTCGGGCGCAAATATGACCGCGACCGGTTGGTACAACGTCGTCTCTTACGGGACACGCAACGGAGCCTTCGACAGCAATTTTACCGACGCAACCGGAGCGCCGCTGGGCGATCCCTACGGCAGCATGGCGTACCTTTCCGTAGTTGTGCCGAACATAATCAGCTCTGGTCAATCGCTTCCGAGTATCCAAGTATTGTTGCAAGGATTAAAGCTGGCGCAATACGACACGACAGGCGCGCTGATAACGGTGGACTTCACAAACAATCCCGCGTGGGTACTGCTTGATGTTCTACAGAGAGCCGGTTGGGCGCTGGATGAGATCGATCTTCCGAGTTTCGCGCAAGTGGCCGCGGTGTGTAACCAACCCGTCCAAACCACCGACCTAAACGGTAATGCCACTCAGGTCCCAAGGTATCAATGTAACTTCTTCCTGACGCAGACTCGCAGCGCATCCGATGTCGTCCGGGGCATTCGCAACGGGGCCTGCATGTTTCTGAATTTCAACACAGCGGCACAGTTGAGCGTGAGTTCTGAAGACACCCTGGCGAACCAACAAGCGACGAAGCCGGATGGAAGTAACAGCACGACCCAGCTTAGTGGAGGATGGCCGGCCTATGAATTCGGCGACAATTCGCTCTCCGGAATCGCCCTGAAGTCGAATGGGCAATCGTCGTTGCGGGTCTATTCGCGAAGTACCTCGGACACGCCAAATCGATTCAGCGTGGAGTTTCAAGATGAATTCAATGAGTACCAGCAGGACAGCTTTTCTATTCTTGACGCGGGCGACCGCGCGAACATCGGACAGCAGATCGTAGGCGCGCTGCCCGCCCTCGGTATTCCGAATTTCGACCAAGCGACGCGTATTGCTTATTTGGCCCTCTCGAAGTCCGTCTCGGGAAATACTTACGTTGATTTCGACACTAGTGTCAAGGCGGTTGAGTTGGCGCCGGGCGACATTATCACCATCACTTATGCTCGGGAGGGATTTAGCCGGCAACCGTTCCGGATTATAGCTGTCGCACCGGGAACAAGTTATCGGCGTGTTTCTCTCACTGCTCAAATTCATGACGATGAATGGTATTCCGCCGCGGCGGCGAGCACGAACGCGACCGGGCGCCAGCCGACGGCACAAGTCAACACACCGCGGCCATTAGTAGGCACAGTACTTAATACGAATGGAACAACGGAGTTCGGGATCACCGAATCGGTGAGCGTCGATACGGATGGCACCAACACAGTGGGGCTGAGCGTAGCGTTTTCAGTGCCGCAGGCTCCTGCAATCAGCACGCTGTCCATTCCGTTAGTTAGCTTGCAACCCTTGTATGCCTCCACTGGCGGAACACTCCCGGGCGGTGCGACTTATTACTACGCTGTGAGTGCGCTTGATGCCTCTGGCGCAGAGAGCGCTCTGTCGTTCGGCATAAGCGCGACGATTCCCGCTGGAACCAGCACGAACAGCGTGACACTTCAAGACCTCAGCTTTTCTTCAACAGCGGTCGCATTTAACGTCTATCGCGGCGCCACGCCGGCCAACCTTCTTAAAATCGTCGCCAGTGCGCCTGTGGCAGCTGGGTTTGTGGATACAGGTTTCGCGCCGGCGCTGGTAGGTCCGCCCGATGCGAACTTCGATCATGCGAACTTCTACTGGCGTTCGGTTCTCAGGACGGAACAAAAGGCCGATATCTACAGCGCCAATACGGTCGGAGTGACGAGCGCCGGAATGGAGACGAATGAATTTCAAGGCGCAATCGCGCGCCTCTCGGAAGGGACTGGAAGCGGGCAGGAGAGAACGATTGTATCGAACACCGATTCAACGTTAACGGTATCGCCGGGCTGGGATATAGCTCCGGATCAGACCAGTTATTTTCTGATCGCGGGAGCGAGCTGGCAATTCGGAGCTACGACCTCAGCGAGCCCTGTTACTTTTTCCATCCCCAATATGACCGGCGCCGTGGTGGAAGTATCCGGACTCGCGGCTAATGTCAACGACGATGAGTGCGCATATGCTTTGTCGCCACTCACACAATGGCAAATCGTGGGCGGTGCAGGATCGGAACTGGATGTCAATGTGCCGGCGCAACCGACGTTCGGCTTATCGGCGGCGGGGCAAGGGGCGATTGAGGTCGTCGGGATAGGATTCACCGACCTAACGAACACCCATGGCGTGGCGGCGGGCACACTGTCGGTTGTGTATTGGGATGAAGTCGCCGGAACATCGACGACCACTTTGTCGGCCGCTGTCGCGGCGACTGACCAGGCAGTGCAACTAAATGGTCCTTTATCAGCCCAAGCTGGCGACATCGTGCAAGTCGACTCTGAACTGATGACAGTCCAGCAGACTGTCACGGCGGGCACGTCGATACAGGTGGCGCGTGGCGCATACGGGACGATAGCAACCACGCATTCGGTTCCCGCGTCAGTTTATGTCTTGTCAAGAAAGACGTTTGTAATGCCGTTTCCACTGGAATTCTTCGGTACGCCCGCAAGCGGCGATTACTCCTATCGAGTCACGGTGCCCGATGTCCGTATTGCAGCGGCAGACTTCTTCGTGACGAACTCGAAAGGCAATAGCAGCGTCATGCAGCAGGCATTTACTGCGACGACCGATGCCGGCATCCGCACGTTATCGGGCGGTCAGTTCTCGATGCAGATCGAGGGGCTGTTGGCCATCCAGACGAATGCCGTTCCGCTAGTCATTGTAGATACCGCGCATTCAGTGCGCGACATATTCGCGAACCTTGGCACAGCGCCCACCGGAGCGCCGGTGAACTTGCAGGTTACGCAGAACGGTCAGCCGTATTGCGCGCTTTCGGTGCCCGCCGGAGCGACGGTATCCAACGTCGTGGACGGCGCCACTTTACCTCCACTGCAATCACAAGCTCAGCTAGGACTTAACGTAGTCGCCGTGCCTCAGACATCCGGCAGTGTTCCCGGAGCGGATCTGACAGTGACGATACGGTTATAATCCGATGACGACACTTCAGAAGCTAACTCCTAATCAGGACCTGCAATGCTACTATTTCCAGCCCTCCGCGATCGCGGCGCTCAGCGCGACAAGTCCGGCGGGCTTCACTGTATCGGGTTGTTGGAGACAGCAATTCGATTGGGCCGTGATCGAGTGGAATCGCGACGACGTGTTCGAGCATCCGTCGATGCGTCCATTACCGGACGGCGATCTCAGCGAACTTACCCTCTCCTATCAAGAGACTCGAACGAACTGCATCGCTCTCGATTCGACTCTGTTCCCCACGGTCGATTGGCCAACCTTACGAATCTGGGCGGTTAGCGCGGCGGGCGTTGACCCTTATAACGACCCCGGCGGGGAGCAGGTCTACAAAGTGCCGCTCGCGAATTATGCAACGCCGATTGCGGGCGCTTACCGGCCCGCGTCGGCGCAGATCACTCTCTCGGGTACGATTACGGCGGGTGACTACGTTGGATTTTCATTTCTCGATGAACACTATTCGTACCTAATGCTCGCAGGCGATACATTGGAGAACGCGCTGACGCAACTTGTCGCGGCAGTGCAGATCGTTAATTCCGATCCAGCAGCTAACTCGGTCATGTCGGCAACGTTGACTGGCACAACGATCACCCTTACTTACGCGCGGCCAGGGCAGACACAACCGACTGGCGCCAATGGTAATCGAATCGGGCTCTATACTTATGTTTCCGACACCGGGACGGAACAGTGGGATTGTACTTCCAGACAATTCTCGGGCGGGACATCGCCGACTCAATGGCAAATTACTCTTCCATTTGCTTCGCTCGCCGATCCTGCACTCGGACCTGTTCCGGCGAACGCGATTCGGAAATTGCGATGGACCTACGCCGCCGATTTGCAGGCGGGCGCCTTTCAGCGTAGTGAGTTTCAGGTTGTGATCTCGAATTGGTCCGTCACCGGATCGAATCGGACTTACTCTGTCGCCGGACCTGGAAGCATTCGGACTGAGAACACGGGCTCCAACTTGACTTACTCGGGCACATGGACGCAATCGCTGCCAAGCAACTATTCGGGTGGATCGATACAGGAGACGATCGTACCTGGATCGGTGGTCTCGTACACTTACAGCGCAGCCATCGAACACAATTTGTATCTTGGCACGCGCTTACTCGCCGGAGGAGCGACGATCTCTGTCTCACTGGACTCGACGTCAGCCCGAACGATAAAGACGAACCTAGCCGGTGAGGACGTCTTGGTTCGCATTCCTCTTGGTCAATTAGCCGCGGGTCAGCACGTCGTTACGGTTTCGCATCAGGATGTCACCGGAGCGTCTTTCTATTTCGACTTTTTCGAATTGGCGATTCCGACGACGGAGTTGCCCACAATCAATACGGAGAGCAAGCTCGCTCTGGCGACCGACTGGGACACGTTGCATTCCATTGCCCTCGCGCCAGAAAGGACGGCGTGGCTGATCGATTCGTTAGGATTCGACGGCAGAGTAAATCACTATGTAGGTGCAACGGCTTTCTACGAGCTTGTTTGCGCCGGCCAGCAATATGCCTCCGCGACAGTCACTTTTGAGGGTGCACCTGACGCGAACGCGACGACCACGATTACCATCGCCACCGTATCCGATCCAACGGATCAAACGGCGATCACTCACTTGAATGTGATCGGCGACACGGGCCCTACTTTGGCGCTGGCCTTCGCGCTTCTGATCAACAGTGGATACACTGCGATCTGGGCCGCTGCGTCCGGCAATCAACTCACCATTTGGGCCAGGGAAATGGGCGCAGATGGCAACACGATTACCGTAAGCACGAGCGCTCCCACGACAGATCTGACGCTCGTACTCTCAAGCCCCACCTTAAATGGCGGCGTCGATGGTAACTGGTACACGGATTTAACGGCTCTGCCTAGAATCAACCGCGCGGCTCGCGATTGGCATCAAAGCTATTTCACCGCGCTGCTCGGATACGGGCTGGAAGTGACAGCATCCTTCAGTATGGAATTGCAGAATGGAGATCCCAGCGCGAGTGCGGGAATCGCCCAGCGGTATCCGAGCCAGGCCGCAGTCATGGTGTCAACGCCGGCGCTTCAGACTAACTTTTCTCCGGCGAGCACGGCGTTCTGGCAACAGGTCTATTTGGATATGGCGACCGTTCAGAGCACCGCAGGTCTTGTCCCCTATTTGCAATTTGGCGAAGTGCAGTGGTGGTATTTCCCCGATGACGGTTCAGGAATGCCATTCTACGATGCTTACACTACGTCCACGTTTGAGACGCAATACGGCCGTGCTATGAGCGTTATCGCATCGGGGAATGTCGATCCGGCTACTGTTCCTGACGAAGCTGCCTTCCTTCCGGCCTTGATCGGTCAATTTACAGATCAGATTTCTAATTTCGTATCGCAAACATCTCCTACATGCCGCTTTGAAGTTCT